AAAACCGCTAACGATCCAAACAGCCGTATCAATAAGAGCCTACGGGCATGGAAGTGCTGATATGGATATTTTTGCCCTAGTTTGGAACGCAGCGCTAACTTTAGCGTCTGCATTTTTTATGGTGGTTTGGTATATGGCTCAGGAAAAGTTTAGAAAATTAGACCAAATTGAGCAAAAACTCAACGACACTCGTGTGGAGGTTGCCCGTGATCACGTTACTAAAGAAGAAGTTCAGCGAATTACTGAGCATATTGACGCAAGGTTTAACCGCCTTGAAGAAAAAATTGACCGACTTATTTCAAAAGGGTAAGTGATGGAACTAAAAGATCTTGCTAATTATGGTTCCTTTGGTGCCGCCATACCGGGTACTCGTTCTTTAAAGAAGGACGAGGAAGAAGAAAAACGCCGGATGGAAGAACAAGCCGCCGCTGAAAAAGCCGCTGCTGAACAAGCCGCTGCCCAAGGTATGAAAAAAGGTGGCAAGGTAAAAATGTCTTCAGCCTCCAAGCGTGCTGATGGTTGTGCTACCAAAGGCAAGACTCGCGGAAGGATGGTGTGAGATGGGAATGAAATCTGGAACAGTAGAGGCGCAACCGGGCGGAGGCTCGTCTGGTGGTAGCGGGGCGATGGGTAGTCTGCTTTCTAAAATGCAGTCTGCTGGCGTTGATATGACTGGTGGAACCGCCCCAGATGAAGGGATAAAGAAAAAACTTCGTGAGATGGGTATTGAAGTTTATAAAAAGGGCGGCAAGGTAAAGTCTGCTTCTGCCCGGGCTGATGGCTGTGCTATTCGGGGTAAGACTCGTGCCTAGTGTTTCAGCCAAGCAAGAAATATTTATGCAAGCGGTGGCTAATAATCCTAAGTTTGCAAAAAAGGTGGGCGTACCAACGTCCGTAGGTCGTGAATTTACGAAAGGAAAAGAAATGAAAAAGATGGCTGCTGGTGGTATGCCGATGGTTATGAAAGATGGTAAAAAAGTCCCAGAATTTGCTGCCGATGGTGTGGGCAAAATGAAAAAAGGTGGCAAAGTTAAAAAGATGGCTGGCGGTGGTCTGGCTGGTGGTCACAAGTCTGCTGATGGTGTTGCTATGAAAGGTAAGACCAAAGGTCGTAAGGTCGCTATGAAGAGTGGCGGCTACATGAAAGGTAAGTGCTAAATGCGGCCTAGCCGGGGAATGGGGATTATCAACCCCTCTAAAATGCCAAAGGCCAAGACGATCACCCGTAAGGATGATCCGAACGAGGTCAAGATGTATGCCAAGGGCGGTGAGTCCAAGGTAAACGAGGCAGGTAATTACACCAAACCCGGTATGCGTAAGTCTATATTTGAGCGGATTAAGGCTGGCGGTAAGGGGGGTGCTCCGGGTCAATGGAGTGCCCGTAAGGCCCAGATGCTGGCTATGCAGTATAAGAAAGCAGGCGGTGGATACAAAGATTAAATTCCCCACCTATGATGCTAATCAGGATGGGAACGTTTTTGAATGGTTAATTAGTACAGCCCAAGACTTTAGGAAGATTAGGCAAAGAGAACGATATGTCGAACTTGAAAAAGCCGCAGCAAAGTCTGAAAGCGTGGACTCAACAAAAGTGGAGAACTAAAAGTGGCAAACCTTCTACGCAAGGATCGCAGGCTACAGGGGAAAGATACCTCCCTTCCAGCGCCATCAAAGCGCTCTCCCCGCAAGAGTACGCCGCGACCACGAAAGCCAAAAGAGCCGGTAAAGCAGCCGGAAAGCAGTTCGTCGCCCAGCCTAAAAGAGTGGCTAAAAAAGTTGCTCCGCATAGAAAGATAGGATGATATGGCTGAAAAGTGGATCCAAAAGGCTATCAAAAAGCCCGGTGCCTTGAAGAAATCTTTAGGGGTCAAGGCTGGTGAGAAAATCCCGGCAAAGAAACTTGCTACAGCGGCTAAAGCCCCCGGCAAACTGGGCCAGCGTGCCCGTTTAGCGCAAACACTTAAGAAGATGAAATGAGTACAACTGGGACGACCACTTTTAACCTAGACCTCAATAACCTCGTAGAAGAGGCTTTTGAGCGTTGCGGTGCCGAGTTACGCTCGGGCTACGATATGCGTACTGCACGTCGTTCCCTTAACTTATTGACGATTGAGTGGGCTAATCGGGGTATCAACCTATGGACTATTGAGCAGGGTTCAATTCCTATGAACCAAGGGCAGATTTGCTACGCCCTACCTGTAGATACCATTGATTTGATGGATATGGTGATTCGTACCCAGACCGGTATTAACCAGTCAGACATCAATATCAACCGGATTTCTAGTAGCACCTACTCAACTATCCCTAATAAGAACGCCCAAGGCAGGCCGATTCAGGTGTGGATTGACCGTCAGAGTGGATATGAGAACATCACAACCAAGACCTTAACCACCACGATTACCGCAACTTCCAACACCATTACCTTAAGTTCTGTGGATGGATTGAACTACGTTGGGTTCATTAAACTGGGTAACGAGACCATTGGTTATAACGAAATATCAGGGAATACCCTACAAAATTGCGTTCGGGGGGTAGATAACAGCACTCCAGCGGGGCATACCGCAGGGGCTATTGTGACGGTTCGCAACCTGCCCAATATCTGTGTTTGGCCTGCTCCAGATCAGTCTAACTTTTATTCTTTTGTTTACTGGCGTTTGCGTCGTATTCAAGACGCTGGTAACGGTATTAATACCGAGGACATTCCTTTCCGCATGATCCCTTGTATGGCGGCTGGATTGGCTTATTACCTGTCTTTGAAGATACCCGATGCCATGAATAGGATTGAGATGCTGAAGGCGTCCTACGAAGAGCAGTGGGCATTAGGGTCGAGCGAGGATCGGGAAAAGGCGTCTTTGAGGTTGGCTCCACGGCAGTACTTCTACTAAGGTAAGTCATGTCCGGCCCAAAGTTTGCCACTGGCAAAAAAGCGATAGCGGAGTGCGATAGATGCGGATTTCGTTACAAACTGAAAGAATTGAAAAAGTTGGTTATCAAGACCAAAAATATCAATTTGCTGGTTTGTCCGACTTGCTGGGAACCGGATCAGCCACAGTTGCAGTTAGGAATGTACCCGGTTTATGACCCACAGGCTTTACAAAACCCAAGGAACGATAAAAGTTATATACAGGCAGGTCTTACAGGTATTCAGACTAACCCGTTAAACTTGCCGAATGAGGATGTAGATGCTTTTGGAACGCCGTCCGGCGGTAGTAGACAGATTCAGTGGGGTTGGGCGCCGGTTGGATTAAATGACCCCTTGCAGTTATCTGGGTTAATCAATAACCTAGTGGCTGGCGGGGAAACAGGAACCGTAACAGTAACAATTACTTAGGAGCAGAACATGGATATGAAAGCAGCATTGAAGGCACACATGGCTAAAAAGGGCGCTAAGGCTCACCCTGATGCCAATGTAAAGAAGTTGGCTAAAGGCGGTAAAACCAACCTACAGATGAAGCAATTAGGTCGAGGGCTGGCAAAAGTTGCCAACCAGAAGAAGGCTATGTCAATGGTTCGTAAAACGGGGATTTAATATGGATAAGCCAGTCAAACAAATACCAATTACGCCCAATAACAGTGGGTACCCTAATAACGTGCCTAATACGCAAACCCAGAAAACTCGTGGTACTGGGGCAGCGACCAAGGGTACGGGCCATAGCAAAAAGATGGGGTAAGTTGTGAACTACTCGACGTTGTTTCAGACCATACAAGCCTACGCTGAGAATAACTTCCCAGATACGGTGGTCGCAACTACCACTGCTACGACGACATCTTTTCTTACAAAAGATCAGGTGGACACGTTTATTCGTCAGGCCGAGCAGAGGATATATAACAGCGTCAACCTCCCGGTAATGCGGGAGAACGTAACGGGTAGTTGTACAAGTGGTAACAGGTTCTTAACCACGCCTACAGATTGGCTTTCCACGTTTTCATTGGCCCGAATTAACGCTGATGGAAGTTACGATTACCTGCTAAATAAAGACGTTGAGTTTATTCGGGAGTCTTTCCCCATTCCTGCCACTACAGGTGCTCCCACTCATTACGCTATTTTTGATGAAAATACGTTCATTTTAGGGCCGACTCCAGACGCAGACTATACTATGGAGTTGCTCTACTACGCTTATCCAGCGTCTATTGTTACGTCTGGTACAACTTGGCTTGGGACTAACTTTGATTCCGCTCTTCTTTATGGATCATTGTTAGAGGCATATGCGTTTATGAAGGGTGAGAAAGATGTCAATGACAACTATGTAGCCCGGTATAATGAAGCGCTTGCCATGTTGAAACAACTTGGCGAAGGCAAA